GGGGCGTAGACTCGCGGAAAGCGTAAACTCAGTAACGCGTTACCAACTAGGTAACAGTAAACCCTTGTAAATCATTAAGTTATTGCTTTAAATCAGTTAACTGATTGACTACCCCCTTGTTTTCACGCATAATTGAATCAGTTAAGTGATTTAGCTAACCCTAAAATAATTCTAAAAAATTTGAAAAAGGAAGTGGACAAATGAAGAACAAAATCTGTTGGGTTACCGCTATATTATTAGCGTTGGTTTACATCACCGTAGCTCATTGAGGAAGTGGACAAATGGGAACACGTAAAAAGAGAGGTTGCACCTATAAATTACTGCATGGTGGTAACGACCGTCAGATAGTAGATATGCTTATTTCATTAACCAAGATGAACAGTGAAGAAATGCACAAAGCACTTCATTATTATTTCGTTGATGGTTTTGATATTGAAATGATTGCATCCATGACCAGTGTTACGAAAAGCAATTTACACCGTGATGTAGCTAAGGTGAATGAGATAAATAAAATCGTTGAGAAAATTAAAGAACGTGAATATTACCGTATTCGTGAATTGAATAAACGTACTCAGAAAAAGAACAGATGATGAAAATTAAATTACATGTAAGCACTGGTTGGGTTAATGGTGATCATGTTGATTATCAGGAATTACCTGATGATTGGGATGAATTAACAGCAGACGAAAAGCAGAATTATATTGATGAAAGTGCCACTGATTACCTTCACGAATGTTGTGAAGCCGCAGGGTGGCTTGTTGATGATGATGATGAATAGAATCAGTTAAGTGAGAACTTTTAAATGTCAAATATACCAAGAATAGATTTAGGTTTCGGGAACAAAGCAGGGATAAATTTAACCATGGCTGATATGACTGCACTGTTCGCTGTTACCCCTCAGACTATGATTAAGTATGTCAAGTTAGGTATGCCGTATGAAGGTGGTAAAGGTAAATCTTACCTGTTTGATTCTGCTGCTTGCATGAAGTGGAAAATGGAATATGAGATTAACCGATTGGTTAAGGATAAAGAAGTCGAAGAAGATGCTGAAGTTGTTAGTTTAGCTGAAGCAAAACGAAGAAGGGAATTAGCAGGTGCGTTGAAAGCTGAATTAGAGTTGGCTAACGAATTAGCTAAGGTGGCTAATATTGATGACCTGATGGAAAATTTTACTGACTCATTAATTAATGTTCGTGCGAAGTTGGTTAGTATGTCAAGTCGCATGGCAGGTATTCTTAGTCATCAGGATGAAGAAGGTGTCAGTAAATTAATCGACAAAGAAGTAGCTGATATGCTAGAAGAACTCAGCGATTACGAACACGAATATGTAGAGAGTGAATAATGGACGTAGTAGCTGTAGATGATATAGACGTTCTTGAAACGAGTCCTGAAGCGAAACTTCGCATTAAGGAAATGATAACTGCTGCCATTCAGCGCAGTATGAAAGCACCACCTAAATTGAACTTGGTTGAGTGGGCTGATGAATTCCGTTATTTACCTGATAACTCTGCTGAAGCAGGTCGATGGAAAACAGCACGTGTTGAAGTGGCACGTAAACCAATGTTGAGTATTAGTGACCCTGATGCTCAAGAGGTTACAATGATGTGTTGTATCCAACTGGCAAAAGCATTAGCTGTTGATACACCTATCCTTACTACGAAAGGGTGGAAAACCATGGGGTCACTCAATGTGGGTGATAACGTGTACGGTAAAGATGGTAAACCTTGTAATGTTTTACATAAATCAGAAGTTAAAAATAGTCAGAAATGTTTTAAAGTAACTTTTTCAGATGGTGCTGAAATAATAGCTGATGCTGGTCATAAGTGGGAAGTTGATGACAGTAAAAACAGGTCAACTACTCAGTGTACAAGGGTTATCAATACGCTTGAAATGAGTACCACGTTTAAGAATGATTATGGTAATAGATACGCTATACCCGTTACTAAACCATTGTTAAAACGTACCGTTAACTTACCTATCGACCCTTACTTGTTAGGTTGCTGGTTAGGTGATGGTCATAGTTATTCTACTCGTATCACAATGCACAAAGATGATGTTGAAACTTTGTCTGAATTTGAAAAACGTGGTTACTCATGGGAGCAGAAACCTACCAGTAAAATGAGTAGTACTAACACACGTGAGTTCAGGCTTTTTGACGATAATAAATTACACAGTAGACTTAATTCACTCAGGTTAATGAAAGGGTCAAATAAGAATAATCAAGGTAATGAAAAACACATACCTGATATTTACTTACAGGGTTCAATTGAACAACGATTAGATTTACTTCAAGGTTTAATGGACACTGACGGTACAATAAGTAAAAAAGGTGTGACTTCATTCAGCACATCTAGTGAGCGATTGAAAAATGGTTTCATGGGTTTATGTTGGTCACTTGGTTTAAAGCCAACGGTCAGAGTTGAAAAAACGAAATGTAAAGATTCATATTGTATTCATTTTTCATCATATTCAGATTTACCTGTATTTAAGTTGAAGCGAAAGCTCGGGCGTGTTCGTGATATTAATAACCCTAAATTGAGAGTCAGTGAGTCAAGACGTAGGCGAATAGTGAACGTGGAAGAAATACCGAGCGTACCTGTTCAGTGTATTGCTGTTGATTCACCTGACCGTTTATATTTATGTGGTCGTGAATTAATACCTACCCACAATACTGAACTCATGATAAATACCGCACTTTACTACATGCACCAAGAACCAAGCCCGATAATGTATGTCGCACCGAAGAAAGAGACAGCAGAAGCGTGGTCTAAAGAACGATTGGTTAAATCAGTCAATGCAACCCCTGTAATCTCTGATATTTTTGCGCATAACCGTAGAGGTGAAGGTAATACCATCACTCAGAAACAGTTCGCTGGTGGTCAGATTTCCATCGTTTCTGCCCGAAACCCTACTGACCTTGCTATGAGAGCATGTAGGATCATGTTATTTGATGAATGTGATAAGTATCCTATTAACGTAGGTGCTGGTGAAGGTGGTTCAGGTGGTGAAGGTTGTCCTATCAAGGTCGCTTGGGGTCGAAGTACAACCTATGGTCGTAGAGCTAAAAAAATTACTGCCTGTAGCCCAACAGTGGAAGGTAAATCACGTATTGCTCAAGAATATGCTAATTCTAATATGAGTGAGTACCATCAAAAATGTAGGCATTGTGGTGAATCACATGTGCTTAACTGGATGAATGTAAACATACCTAAAGATGGTAAGACAGGTGTTTTCCAGCATGATAAAGCTGCAATTGTGTGTAAATCATGCGGTTGTGAGTGGACAGAATCAGACCGTCATTACAGTATTCGTGAGGGTCATTGGGTGGCACGTAAGCCTGAAGTCACATGGCATCATGGTTACAAGGTATCAGCACTTGCTTCACCATTTACACCGATTACAGTGTTAGCACGTGAGTTTGCCGATGCTCAAGATAACCCTGAAGCATTAAAAGCTTTCTACAATACGAGAATGGCTGAAACATGGAAAGAAGTCGGTATGCAACCTGAATGGGAGCGTATTTACGAGAATCGTGAGGACTATAAAACGTGTGAGATTCCTGACGGTGCTTTACTGGTTACATGTGGTATTGATGTGCAGAAAGACTACCTTGTTTACGAAGTCACTGGTTGGGGTCGCAAGAAGCAATCTTGGTCAATTGATAAAGGTATTATTCAAGGTAGCATTGAAGATGAAGAAACGAAAGAACGACTGAGTGATTTCCTTGATAGAACTTATCCGAACAGTAAGAAAGTTCGTGTACCTATCATGATGACCTGTATTGATAGTGGTTATCAGACTCAAGAAGTTTATTCGTTTTGCCGTGGTTATGGTTCAGATAGAGTTGTGCCAGTGAAAGGTGAAGATAACCTTAAAATGATTTTAGGTACACCATCATTAGTTGATGTAATGATGAACGGTAAGCGATTGTCACGTGGTATTAAGTTGTGGAAAGTCGGTGTATCAGTTGCTAAAGAGCAGATTTATCGCTGGTTAAATGCTAAAAAACCAACGGATGAACAGATTGCTGAAGGTCGTGAATATCCATCAGGTTACTCGCGTTTCCCTATGTACGATGAAGAATATTTTAAACAATTGACTGCTGAACAATATATCACTAAAGTTGACAATCGTGGTTTTCATAGCCACCATTGGGAAAAATTACGCAAAGACAATCACTTCTTAGATTGTCGGGTGTATTCACGAGCTGGTAGTGCTATGCTACAGATTGATAGAATGACTGAAGCTAATTGGGTTGAATTAGAAAATACGTATCTTGCTGATGTAAAACCTGTTGTTACCAGTGAAGATAGTGAACCTAAGCCTAAACCTAAGACTATTGACGGTAGACGTAAATCAAATTGGATTAAACGAGCATGACATTAGACCAACTTAATAAACTCAAAGAAGCATATTCTAGAGGTATATTGAAACTACGTGAAGGTGATACGTGGGTTGAATATAACACCATGAAAGAAATGCGTATAGCGATACAAGAAGCTGAACGTGAGCTGAGTGCTAGTACACCGAAAGGCACACGTTTGGTCAGCACTAGCCAAGGATATTAAAATGAAAGCTAATTATTTAGATAGAGTTATCGGTTATTTTAATCCGCAAGCTGGTTTAAGGCGAACACAAGCACGTTTAACACGTGAGTCAATTACTCGTAAATATGACGTTGCTAGCAAAGGTAGACGTTCAGGTGGATGGTTCAGTGGTTCAACAGCCGCACAGGAAGTCTCACGTGCTTCAAATGATGCAGCCAACGCAGGACAAGAGTTAGGTCGAAATAACCCATTAGCAAGGCGCTCTAAGCGCAATTGGGGTAATCATGGTGTTGGTAAAGGTATTAAGCTCGATTTAATCGGTGGTACTGTGAGTAAGATGAAATCTTTCATGCTTGAATGGGATGAATGGGCTGAATCTGCTGACTGTGATTTTGAAGGTCATTATAATTTGTATGGTCTGCAATGGTTGTGGTTAACCACTGTTGCTGAATCAGGTGCGGTATTTGTTCGTGCTCACATTAATAACAATGTTGACTTCCCATTACAGTTACAGACATTTGAACAGTCTCGCTTAGATAAATACAAGCAAGCGAAATCTCAGAATAAAACAATCATTGATGGTGTGCAGTACAATAGTAATGGTCAGATTGAAGGATATTGGTTTAACACTGAAGTTACTAATACTCAAATGGCTAAACCTACTGAATCAAAATTTTATAAGCAAGAAGATATATTACATATCTACGATAAGGAACGTGCAGGTCAGCATTTAGGTATGAGCTGGTTAGCTGCTGTTGCTCACACGTTGAATAATTACAATACTTCACAGGATGCTAAATTAATGCAGCAACAGATAGCTGCTTGTTTTGCGTTAATTGTTGAAGAAGCTGAAGGTGCTTCTGGCATAGGTGCTTCTGGTGATGGTAGTCATACGTTACCTGATGCAATTGAACCAGCTATGATTGAGTATGTTAAAGCTGGTCAAACAATCAGCACAGTCAGTCCACCTAAAGTTGATAACTCTGCTGCTTTTGATGTAGGTATTAAGCAAGATATAGCCATGGGTGTAGGTCAGACATTCGAAATGCTAACGGGTGATTATTCTCGCTTGAATTTCGCTTCAGGTCGCATGGCTAAGATTGATTTCTTCGCTGAGTTAGACCATATTCAAGAACACATGTTGTTACCTCAGTTGAATAAATTATTTAGATGGTTTAAGCGACTTCATGTTGTCAAGAACGGTAAAGCTAACTTAGGTAAACCGACTTGGACATTTCCTATTCGTGCTGCTGTCAATCCTAAAGAAGAATTTGACACATTAATGGCTAAAGTGCGCCATGGTATGAAATCACCATCGGTTGCGGCTAAAGAGCTTGAGGGTGTTAAATTTGAAGATATTATGGTGCAATGGCAAGCAGACCAGAAACTATTTAACGATTTACCATTTGATATTGACCCTAGTATGTTTGCCAGCACTGGTAATCAGTTGGATAACAACGATGCTAGTAGTGCCAATGCAGATAAGGTCACTGATGACGATGGTGATGACGGTGACAGAAGCTTTATAGACTTAGCTAATTCAATAGCAAGGAGTCTAGCCGATGACTCTACGGACGAATGATAAAATACAGTTACTTAGTTTCGGTATTGCATTATTAGCCAAGCGTGAAGCTGAGAAACGACCTAAAGTATATCATGGTAATGACGGTGCTGATGCACCCTCGTTAGCTGAGTTAACCGATGTAATTCGTGAGAATATTCCTGACCCGATTAAAGGTGATGATGGTTCAGATGCACCGTCACTGACTGAGTTAACTGATGTTATTCGTGAGAATATTCCTGCACCTATCGCTGGTAAAAATGGTCGTGATGCACCTACTCTGAACCAGATAATGAAACGCATTACACCACTTATCCCTGCACCTAAACATGGTCGTGATGCACCTACACTTGATGAAATAATATCACGTGTCATACCACTTATTCCTGAACCTATTCGTGGTAAAGCTGGTAAAGATGCTGATGTTGATGATATTGTTAAAAAAGTGCTTGCAAAAATACCCAAACCTAAAGATGGTAAGGATGGTAAAACACCTGACCACGAAATTAAAGGTCGTAAGATTCGATTTAAACGACCATCGGGTAATTGGGGTAAATGGATAGATTTAGGCTCAGAGAAAACAGTAGTAGTTAAAAATATACATCATTATGAAGATAAACCTGTTGATCCACCTGAACATGGTTCACATTGGGATGATAATGATATTTGGGATGATAATGAAGATTGGATTGATTAATTATGAGTGATTTAGACTTATTTGATGGTAACGGCACACACGCTGATATGCGTAATAAAACTAACACAGCATTGACCACGTTAAACAACGATAAGGTTGAAAAAGTAGCAGGTAAAGGTCTTAGTACTAATGATTTCACGAATGCAGATGTGGGTAAACTTGCAGGTACGCAAGAAGCACTTGTTAACCAGCAGAATATTAAATCGATTAATGGGGGAAGTATACTTGGTTCAGGTGATTTAGAGATTGTCATTGGTTCTGGTGGATACGCTGCCAATGTGTATCTTACTGAACTAGTATCAACCACCAACCCCACCTACAACCAAATATCGTATACCCCCGATGCGTTAAGCACAACGGTTGACGTTGTTTGTAATAACAATGAAGTATTACTTGATGGTTATATCTTTGATGGTGATGTTGATGCTGATGGTATACCTGCTGGTGAATGGAGTTTTCACTTTCACCGTTTTGTAAGCCATACACAGGGGGTAACGAATTTAAGGTTTGAAATATTCTCAAGAGAAGCGAATGGCACTGAGAATGTATTATTTAGTATATCTTCTGGTGAGATTGACGATAAGGATAGTGCTTTAGAACATATATTAATTACTAAAGAAGCAATACCCCTTAACCCTACAGACAGGGTAGGTATTAAGGTGTATGCTGCAACTACACGTAATTCAAATACTATAGTATCTATTATTGTAGGTGATGGTGAAGCATCTTATTTTACTGCCCCTATCGCAATTCGTCATAATCAAATGAGAGCGAGGGATGCTGAAAATTCGCATCCTATTGGCGCTATTACAGGGCTGGTTTCTGAGCTGGTGAGTAAAGTAGAGCTGGATAGATATTATAACGCTCACGGCATCTTAGGTGAACGCGATACTGATAACGATTTTACAACCCCTGCTACTGTAGCTAATCAGTTCACTACTGAAGCTAAAGAATATCGCATAGGTAATCAAATTATTGATATGCCAGCGACAGTAATTACATTACCTACCGCACCCGATGGTTTAGATGAACTTGATGGTACGGGTCGTTATGTTGATTTAGCTGCTGCTGTTGTAGCTGGGGGTAATGATTTAACTCAGTCAGTAATTGAACGTGATGATGTGATTGTTTTACGTGATGATGCGACTTACGTTATCCATCAAGGGTTACGTAATTACACTGATGCTGCTGATGCTATGGTAGCACTAGGTTATGCGTTAGCTTTAGGTGAACGAACATTGTGGACTGATGGTTCGGATACGTTTGTATTCGTTGGACATATCCCACGATTGAACCAAGGCTTATACAGTCCTGAGTTTAACGCACAAGGTAGCAAGAAAGCTGTTGATGACTTGTTTTGGTATAATACAGCAACTTCATTTACTTCTCGTTCAGATTGTTTTGATTCAACTAAGTTACTTGCTACATCAGGTTACATGAGTAGCGCTAAGACAGGTAGAATTACTACAGATAACCACCCTTACTATGATGGTATTAAATTAGGTCAGATTCTTGACGAAAGACCTATGGTGAGAAAAACAGTACATAGTGAAAGGATAGAGTTCGCGCAGAAAGGTATTGCTGATAAAATTCGAGGTAAAGAGGGTGTTCCTTTTACTAAAGCAATTAGTACAGGTGATCAACCAGCCACACTAATGTTTAGCGGTGGTTACGTGGTTGATAAAGCTGAGTTTGCTATAGGTGATTCAATATCCGTCTATGATGTTACTTCAGGTAGTGTATTCCTGACTAAAGCAATAGTTACAGCTACCAATACTGATGGTAATGGTGATTTTATTCAGTGGGGTAACGACCCTGTTATACAGTTGACAGCAGGACAATTATTGTATTTTGTTAGGGAAAGGTTATTACCTACTAGATTCGTTGATGTACCGTGGCAAGATATTATTGCAAATGACCCTGCTAACATAGCTGTTACATATCCTGATGGTTGTCTAGGTCGTTGGATTCCGCAAACTAGTTTCCCTTATGATTTAAGTAGAAAAGTTTACACGCAAGGGGTTCGTACTTTTACTTCTGATGGTGGGGTTACTTGGACTGCTTCTGGTAACATGGGTACATTTGATGTAACCAATAACCAGATAACAGATAACTACGGTGCTAACCATGTTGCTTTAATCCAATATACCACTGGTGCTAACCCTTACAAATTAGTTAATAACTCTAAACGAGTTGGTGAACTAGGGGATTTATTTGCTGTTAATCAAGAGGGTGTCATCTACGGGGGTATTCTCGTCAGTCACCTGTTAGGAAAAGTAGCTACCACCTTGGGTACAGTGTCAACATGGTCATCACGTTTAACGGGTGATTATACTGACCCGAATACAGGACTACTTAGCGTTCTTGCGGGATATGAACCTACCCACGATATTACTAATTTATTAGCTGGAGGTGCTGCTGTAAAAACTGTACCTTACATCACGGTTATTGATGGTGAATACAATCTCGTCTGGTTGGCTAACGAAATGAAATACGACATTGATTGGGGTGATACTGGTAAACTTGTGGTGGTGGATGGTGAATCTACTTTCGTTGACGATAACGGTAATACTTGCGTTACTGTCCAGAAAGCTTACCCACTTGGTTTGTATACAGGGGAATAATGATGAATTTATATGAATATGTGGAAGATGGTTTAGTAGTAGGTTTTAAAACATCTAAATCGTTAGTTGATGTGCAACGTGTGGTTACTGACGGTAGACCTCAAAAGGGTATTGATGCGACTATTACTGCATATCTACCAACTATTGACCCTGCACAAATAGCAGCGGATGAATGGTATGAGCAGCACTTACTGGTTCTAAATTCTGACCCTAAAGAGTTAGGTAAAGAAGAACCTGTATTAGATGCTGACGGTAGTTTAACTTATGATGCAGATGACAACCTGATTACTCGGATTGGTTTAAATGCTTATAAAGCAGCGCTAGAGGTACGTAAAGAACTTGAAGATGCGAATGCTTGGCTCAAAGGTTTACGAGGTGTTAAATCAGCACCGAAACGACCTGAGTTTGGGCTTACTGTTGATCAATGGAAGAATAAAAACATTAACTATCGTACTGAGCGGTTTAATGAATATGTGAAATTATCATCTGAAGCTAAGTTTGAACATACCGTAGGTGATATATTAGATGCGTTAATAAAACACGCTTATGGTGATTCGACTGAGCTTGATGAAATTGCAGGCAAGGTGAAAGAAATCAAAACTAAGCATCCGAAGAAAAAATAAATAACTTGACCAAAAGGAGTGAAATGATGGAAGATCCAACTAAACCACCTCGACCTAAGAAATAGAATGACTGATTATTACTATTTTTTATTCCTCATACCTTACGTTCTCATACCAAAAGAGCGTAAAGTGTGGGGAATTTTATTTATTACGTCATTAATTATTGTGGTGAACGCTCATTTATTTTCAAACGAGCACGGTTCGCAGTTGTACATAAACCGAGCAGTAATCACGTTTGCATCATGTTTTTGGTTATTAAAACTAGGAACATTACATGCTTACTATCAATCTTGCATTTATATTGCTACATTAACATTATTCTTAACTCTTGAAATAGATGTTGTTTTTGTTCAGAATATTATCTACAGCGAATATGAGTATTACACGCATGGAATCATTCTTATTAAATTTTTGGGAATTGCTTTATCCATACCGATTCGTGATATTATTTACAACACAGATAATAATCTTAATACGTCAACTGATCAAAGGGGTCAAGAATAATGTCCGAAATGGTTCAACATACAACAAGTGCGTTGGTCGGTGTGTCAGTAACATCGAGTGCAACTGTAGCGACAGGAATTCTAAGCACAATTAATTTTTATGCACCTTTAATTGGTTTAGGTTTATCTTTCTTATCAATATTATTAGCGGTTATATTTTTCACAATCAACCATAAGCGTGAAAATGTTAAACACCGTAAATATATTGACGGCTTGCGTTACTCGTTGAAACAAGAAATAATCACTGAAATGATGGAAGATAGGGGTAAACCTAATGGGCGATAAAGTTAGAAAATCAGTACGTAAGGCTGTTATGCCTAACATGAGAATGAACGGTGAGTTTAGACCTGACACGTTTAACGCTGAAGCACGAACAATTGAAGTAGTATTCACCACTGGTCAAGCAGGTAAGCGCTATGATTGGTATAATGACTTTGAATACCTTGAAGAACTTGACGTAACACCTGAAGCAGTACGTTGTGAACGACTCGATAAAGGTTTATCTGTCATCGGTGACCACCGTACTTATGATGGTATTGATGGTGTGTTCGGTGTTACTGAAGATTACCGTTTTGAAGATGGTGCATTGATAGGTACTGTTCGTTTTGCTAAAGACGAAGCAAGTGATATTAAAATGCAAAAAGCAGCAGATGGTATACTTCGTCATGTGTCACTTGGTTATAAAGTACATAAATACTTGAAATCACGTGGTGAAACCGATAAATTAGACACGTATCGTGCTACTGATTGGGAGGCTACTGAATTGAGCTTCGTGGTCGCTAGCTTCGAAACCACGAATGGCACACGTAGTGCTGAACGTAAAAATGAACCGACTCATGAAGTCGAAATAGTAACCGAGGATATAAAGATGGATGAAAAACAACTGGCTCGACTTGCCTTGCTTCAAGGCATGCAAAGTCGTTCAGATGAAGAAAATGCAGAGTTAACCACTCTGTTAGCGCTTCAACAACGTTCAGTCGCACCTACACCTGCCGTAGCTGCTGCCGTAACTGCTGCCGTAACTGCTGCTACACCTGCTACACCTGCTGTTGATGTAGATGCTGTACGCACTGAAGCACGTGGTCAATTACAACCAATGCTTGATGCTGTACGTAGCGCTGGTTTAGCTGACAGTTTTGCAATGACCGCATTTAGTCGTGGTGATGACTTAAATAAATTCCGTGGTGATGTAATTGCTGAATTAAGCAACGAATCATCTGAGCATGTTATTCGTAACCAAGGTGTAGATTTACACTCTGACCAACGTGAAGATGCTCGTACTCAAGAACGTCAAAATGCTGAAAATGCAATTCTTTACCGATGCGGTGATGATGTAGACGTAACTGCTGGTGTACGTGATTTCAACGGTATGACTTTACTTGATATGGGTCGTCACTGTGTTGAAGCAGGTGGTACTAACACACGTGGTATGTCACGTACTAAATTAGCTGAACGTGCTTTCCATAGTACATCAGACTTCCCGTTAATTCTTGAAAACGTAATGAACAAGAATTTACAAGACGGTTATACGCAGACACCACAAACTTTCCGTGATTTAGGTCGCAGAAGTACGGTGAATGATTTCCGTGAAAAACACATGTACCAAGTTGGTGATGCACCTCAGCTTTTACCATTAGGTGAAGGTGGTGAGTACAAAGCTGGCACAATCGGTGAAGGTAAAGAGAAATACGCTATCGACACGTTTGCTCGTAAGATTGCTTTTACTCGTAAGATGTTAATCAATGATGATATGTCAGCACTTAGCACTGTACCAACGAAATTT